AACTATTACTAAAAGAGGTGCTATGGTTACATACTACATGTATAATCAGCTAAATGGTAAAAGCTACACATATAGGCTAATGAATGCTGAGATTGATGATGTGGTGGCTAGTGATGTTTATGTGTTATGTACTAAAAAGAACAACTACGACTTTATTCAAGCTTGTAATCCAATGCATATGACCATTACGGGATATGATGCAGATATTTACGTTGAAAATAAAAGCAAGGAAGAGTTTTCTATGATTAATGTAGCTATTCCAAGGTTTAACTTCAATGACGGAGATACTGTAAGAATCGACATGAACACTGGATTTTGTTATCACAATGGACACAGATGTTTGATGCCAATTGCATTTGGCTCAAAACCTACTCCAATTTATCCAGGGGTAGAAGAGATAGCGATAACTACAGAGGGAGAATTTGGATCATATGTTGATTGTGATGTAAGTTACAGAGAGGTATTCAAATGTTAATAGTTACAGATAGAAATCTACAAACACTGACAATAGTTAGTAATGATTATCCGGATGGTGTGCATTTTCAAGATGATAAGTTCAACGAAAACTTGGAAACTGGAACTTGTATGCTTACTTGCAGTATCGACAAGGTCGTTGAAAAAGATGTTGAATTAATCGAAGCAGGCTGTCTGGTTGTTGCTACTGGATATAAGAAAAAGCCTGTACTTTTAGAGATTACGGAAGTTGTTGAGAATAGATACTCAAAAGAAATAGTTGCAGAAGATTGCGGACTTGATTTACTTAATGAAGATATTGCTGAACAAGATTTCAAAGGAACACTTGCAGAATGGGTCAATAATACTCTTGGCGATAAATCAGACTGGGTAGTTGGAATAAATGAGGTTAAGGATAAAAACTTAGCTTTTAAATTTGATGGAACAACTACTAAGACTAAGAGACTTGCTATGATTGCAGGTCGTTTCGGTTGTGAGATTAGCTATGATGTTAAATTAAATGGTAATGCAATAGATAAAAAGGTCATTAATTTTTATAAGAAACGTGGCAAAGAGACTGGATATAGGCTTGAGTTCGGACGTGATTTAAGTGATGTTAAGCGTACTGTGTCAATTGCGGACTTGTGTACTGCTGTAAGAGCTGTGGGTAAACCTCATAAGGAGCAAATCAGAGAAGTAAAACAAGTTGAAATTGAAGAACATAAAAAGAAACCTGTACCAAATAGCAAGATTGAGTTATTTGTTAAGTGGATGAAATCGCGTGAAGGAAAAGTAAGATATTCACAAGCAAGACGTGAAGGTCCTAACTATTATGACTGTAGTTCTTCTGTGAGTAGTGCTGCAAAATTTGCAGGACTTTTTCCAAAGTCTGTGGGTCTTCCGATTACGGAGACATTATGGGATTGGGGAAATGCTGGAACGTACTTTCATCAAATCAAACAATCAGAAATTCAATATGGGGATATATTCGTATCAAGATACAACAACAAGGGTCATACTGGTGTAATATTAGATAAAAACACGATAATACACTGCACATTGTATGGATCAATCAATGGGATTGTAACGACTAAGCTAAAAGGATGGACTGGCCCTAATGTAAGGTTCTATCGTTGGAATGAGAGCAAAGGTGGAACTATAGTTGATGCAACTAAAAAGACTTACTGGACTAATTCTGATGTTACAAAACACGATTTGGGCAAGAGATTGCAAGGAATAACTGCAACTCAAATAAATAACTGGATAAGAGCAAAAGCACCGAATTCACCATTTAATGGGCAAGGTCAAGTGTTTATTGAGGCTCAAAAACAATCAGGATTAGATGCAAGGTATATATTAGCTCATGCAGCATTAGAAAGTGCATGGGGTAGTAGTAGGATTGGAAGAACATATCACAATTACTTCGGTATTAATGCGTATGATAGCAATCCTGACAATGCTAAAAAGAGCAGCAATAGGAGTTTACAAGCAGGCATTATCAACGGTGCTATGTGGATAAAAGAACACTACTATAACCGTGGACAAAAGACGTTGTATGCAATGAATCATGATAGAAATGGTCACAACTACGCAAGTGATAAGGCGTGGGGAGATAAGATTGCGAATATTATGAAGAGTTCTGAAAGGTTTACGAGTGCGGGGGCGACGGCTTCAAGTACAGAGCAAGTAACCTACAAAGAACGCGAAGTTAACACTGACTTGGTGGGGTATAAGTATGATGATGGAAGATTCTACGTTACTGATGATGGTCTTATTTGCGATAGAGAAGCAGCTAAGAAGTGGACAAGGTTTAACAAGAGTGGACAAAAATATTTCATAAGGATGTACGACAGCGAGGCTACTAGCCAAAAGACGTTGTTTGATGAGGGATTAAGGTTCTTAAAAAACAACAATGAGGCAAAAATTAGCTATGAGGTATCGCTAAGACAACTTCCAAGTGAATTAGAAATTGGAGACTATATTAGAATAATTGACCATGGATTTAAGCCGGCGTTGTACTTATCAGCTAGACTTGTGGATATTACAAGGAGCTTGTGTGATGAGCTTAGCAACTCTGCTATATTTGCAAACTTTGAAGAACAAAAAGCAGGGATTTCTGAAAGACTTTTGAGTTTGGAAAAATCTGTATATAGTAGTAGATTTAATTGGCAAAATGTGCCATATGAAATGGAGTTATCATCAAGTCAAGGTAATGTGTTCAAAGATGGTGTGTTGTCAACGGAAATCACAGCTATTGTTACTAAAGCAGGTGTGGATCAAACTGCTACAATTGATAAGTTTGTATGGGAAAGAGTGTCCGAATATCAAGACAAGATTACTACAAGTGATGAAAACTGGAACAAATCAAAAGAAAGCTCAACGGGTAATATACTTGGGATAAATAACGCTGATGTTGATTTACAAGCGACTTTTACATGCTCTGCTATGTTGAATGATGTTGCCGTGGCTACAAGCTTTATAACTATCAAGGATTTGACTATTGGTATATATAAGCAAGAAAAAGAGCCTGATATATCTAGTTTGAGTTGGGGCGATGTGTGGCAATGGGACGATGGCAAAGGTACCCATTTCAAGAGATTATGGAAGGGTGATAGGTGGGAAGATACTATCACTAAAAGAGACTTGGAGATATTGGAGCTTACTCCTGGTCCTCCTGGTGCTGATGGCGAAGATGGTATGCCGGGTAAAGATGGCAAAGACGGAAGAACTTCTTATGTTCACTTCGCTTATGCCGATAGCGAGGACGGAACTGTTGGATTCACAAGAACTGCTACTAGTGGAAAGAAATATATAGGTTTTTATACTGATTTTGAGAAAGCTGACTCAACAGATCCCAAGAAATATGAATGGTCAAGATACGTAGGAGAAGACGGCAAACCTGGAAAAGATGGATCACAAGGTATTCCTGGGAAGGCTGGTGCAGACGGTAAAACACCTTATTTCCATACAGCTTGGAGTAATAGCGCTGATGGGACTAAGGATTTCAGCACAAGTCAAGCAGGAGAAAAGGCGTATATTGGGACTTATACTGACTATGTTAAGGCAGACTCAACAGATCCTAAAAAGTACACGTGGATGCTTGTGAAAGGAAAAGACGGTAAAGACGGAACGTTCGAGGGTGAAATCGGTGGTAGAAATTTAATTAGAAATTCAGATAAAATTACTGGTTGGACTAAATACGATGGCGGAAATCATTTAATCACAGATGAATACATGGAAGAATTTAATATTCAAGGCTATCGTGTAAAATCAGATGCCGCAAATGCAACGGATTTTATCAAAACGTATGTCAATTTTGACGTAGACGACTTAGTTGTGGGTAAAACTTATACTTTTTCAGTATATGTGAAAAATAATCGTGATGTAACAGCACAACTTAGAGTAAATGGATTTAACTGGAACTTTGCATATGAACTAAACGCAAATGAATGCAAGAGATTTGTCGTCACAGGCAAAAGAGACAGTATGGATGGCTATTGGAAAAACCGAATTCAATTTCAATTAAGAAGTGCAAACAAAGCTCAATTTGTTGATATGACTGTATCACGTCCACAGCTTGAAGAGGGTGATGTTGCAACTTCATGGAGTAAAAATCCTAATGATTTCGAAGATGAGCTTGAAAAGAAAGCCGACTCACAAACTGTTACAGACATCGAGTCAAGGCAGCAAGCTGTAGAGGTATTGATCAGTCAGAAAGCTGACAAAGACAGTGTGACTAAGAGTTTTGTTGAGATAGAAAAGGCTAAGGTATACGCAGATACTGTGAAAAAAGCGTTGGAAAATGAGAACTTATCACTTAAAGACAGGATCAAGATTATTGAAGAGAATGTCGGAGCAGGTAAGTTCACAATAGACGCAATAACGACGTATTTTGATTTCGGTGAAGAGGGAATTCTCATCGGTAAAAAAGACGAAGCGGTGAAGATGATTCTGAAAAACAATGCACTAGAAATTATAGATGGTACTAAAACGGTGGCAAGATTTGCAAATTCACAAGTACAAGTACCGAATTTAAAGGTTGACGGCGTGTTGGAGTTTGGATATCACATGGTAACAAAGTATGATAATGGAACTAATAAATACACGATTATTAAACCGATATAGGAGGGATAAATGGCAACTTATACTGGTACAGCGCCATCGAGCTTGTATGCGTATTTTAAATTAGATATGTCAGTTATCAGTCAATCAGAGGCTGATAACACGTCAAGAATTAAATATAGACTGTATCTTGAAAGTAGAGGCGGAGGAAGTGGGTATTCTCAAACAAAGAGGCCCACTTCTTTAATTTGTAATAATCAAACGATAGAAAACACTACGACAACTTATAGCTTTGACAGGGGTGGAAGTTCCACTCTTTGTAGTGGGACTTTTACAATCACTCACAATTCGGATGGAACAATGTCGTTTCCAATTCAAGCAAGTGTTGGGACACATAGAGGTAATTGTTCTTTAAGTGCTACTATGACTTTGCCGACGATTGCAAGAAAAAAGCCTATGACTATGAATATAGTCAATTCTGTGGCGAATGTGGTGTCTACTGCTAACATTGGAGACGAAGTAACTATTAATGTGACGAATATCGATGGAAGAAGTGGGGATATTAGATGGGAGACAGATATCCTTTCAGGATATGTGGGTAGTCTTACAAGTAGTACGCATTTCACGTTTAGTTCAAGTACATTCTCTGATGTATTCGGTAGTGAGTCAAGTGGATATGTGACTTTTACTGCTCGTGCTGATGATGGTACAAGTACTTCAAAGACGATTAACCTACGAGTTTTTGAAATAAAAAAGCCTAGCATAAGCTATGTGTCAGTTAGTGAAAATAATTCACAGGTTAAGAGTGTGTTCGGTAGCGATTACTTCTACACGAATATTAGCGATATTAGTGCTTATGTATCAGCACAAGCGTATAATGGGGCAAGTATTTCTCAATACTTGGCAACGTTAGATGGGTACACTACTTACTCAGATGGTTCTACTATCAACATTGGTAGTGTAACAAGAGCTGGAGAAAGAAATATCACTTTTGAGGTTGTGGATAGCAGAAATCAAAGGGCATCTTATGGTAAAAACATAAGAGTTAAAGAGTACAATCCACCAACGGCTGAATGTAGTGTTACGAGACAAGGAGAGGGGTTGAATGCTTCTGTTAAGGTTCAACACACTGTGTCTGGTAGTACTGATAAGAACACTTGTAATGTAACAGTTGATGTTAGAGAACTGCCAAGTGGGAGCTTCTCAACGAAATACAGCGCAAACATTAATATTGCATCTACTACTCAATCAGTGAATTTGGGAAGTGGTTATAAGGAGTTTGCATCGTATGAGGTTAGAGTAACTGCAAAGGATAAGTTCAGAAGTTATACTGCCTTGGTTACGGTGCCAACACAAGCTGTTGGGATTTCGATTAATCCTAAGAACAATTGTGTCGGAATAGGTAAGTTTCCAGATAAACTGGTTGGAAATGACAATTTAGAGGTAAAGGGAGATATTTTTGCGAATAGAATTAAGGTTGATAGTAAACTTTATACACAAAGTGCTGATATAAGCACTTTGAATATTGGAAGTGAATTCAAAGTAAAAAATAAAGCGGTAAATTTAGATCCTTTTGCATCGTACAATACTGCTAAAAGACTTGATACTGATAGTACTAGGGATATTTATGGGATTGCTGATTTGGGAGAAATTACTTATCCTAATTCACTAGGAAATGGAGGGTATTCTAATTTTTATACCGTTAATTTTTCTCCATCTATATCGGATATAACTTATATAGGGGCTACGATAATTAGGTGTAGTGGTCTTGGAATGGTGTTACACGTTGTCGACTATGGTAGCTCATACTTTAAGGTTAGAGTTCATAACTATTACAACAGATCTGTAACATCAGCTTTTAAAATCGCATATCATATAAGGGGGTCAATTTAATGATAAGTATTTATATAAACGAAAATAATACAAGATTTGAGTATTTGAGAGAAGACGGAGCTATGATAACTGGCAATGTGGATAAGCTAGATGAAAAACTGTCGGATGTCGTGGCTGAGATTAAGAAAAAGAAAACAAACGATGAAATTGAAGCAGAAGAAAAGAAACTAAAGGAAGCAGAAGCGATGACAGAAATTTTTGACAAGATGATGGAGCTTGAAGAGACTGTGAAATCAATTCAAGAGTCAATAAAGAAAAAGGAGGTGAATTAGATGGCTGATATGTATGCATATTTGATTATGAGAGGCAGAAGAACATACAAGAGTGTTCCAAATTGCTTAAAAGAACGTGTTAAAAAGATACTTGTTGAGTTAGGACTTGAAGAATTAGCAACTGAGGAGGAATAGATGGAACAGTTTTTGAAACTGCTTGACACTGGATTTACCTTTGCGTTTGCAGTAGGCGTGTGTGTATTTGTATTTAAATACACACCACTTATTTTAAATGCGTGGATGAATTTTAACAAGTCAATAGATAAAAATACGGAGATTACAAACAGGCATTATGACGAGACTGTGGATCTTAAAAGACAATTGCTAGATTTAAAAGAAAAATTAGAACAACATAATACAAACGCCATGGATTTACAAAGAGACCATGATGAGTTGTTAAAAAATCAAGAGGAGATGTTGAAAATCTTAGGTGAAATGAAACAAATAATTTTAGGAGGGGGTAAAAGATATGACTAAGCTTGTAGGTGTGGATGTATCGAAGTATAACGGCTATCCCGACTGGGCGAAAGCTAAGCAAAGTGGCGTACAATTTGCGATATTACGTCTTGGAAGTGGTTATGGCGGTGGATATGTTGATAAAACATTTGAATACAACTACAAAGAGTGCAAGAAAGCTGGAATCGGTGTTGGTGTTTACATTGCAAGTTATTTGAACATCGGTGCCGAAATTGATATGACACTAAAGGCACTAAAGGGTAAACAGCTTGAATATCCAGTATTTTTTGATATCGAAGATTTTAGCCTTAGTGGACGTAGCTACACGAATACGCAACTATCGAATTATACTGTTAGATATTGTTCAGAAGTTGAACGTGCAGGATATTATGTTGGTATTTACAGCAATAAGGCATTTCTTGACGGTCGCTTGTACTGGGAACGTATCAAGAAGTACGATATTTGGATTGCTCACTGGAGCAAGGGTGTTAATTACGCTGGCAAATACGGAATGCATCAATATACTAACAAAGGTCAATGGCGTGGCATAGCATCGACTGGAGAGGGTGGAGTTGATACAAACTGGTGTTTTGTGGATTATCCAAGCTTAATGAAGAAGTTAGGGATAAATGGTTACAAGAAACAAAAAGCAGAGGTGAAAGGATTATCAAAAATGGAAGAAGAGAAATTACTGGATCAAATCAAACAGACTGTAGTAACTTATGAAGCAAAGGACTACGAACTAGCTGTGAAGATTGCTAAACAGCACAAGGCTATATTGGTTCCTGCTGAGCTAAACATGGATTTTGGAAAGATGAAACGCAGCAAAGACACGATCATCGGGATTGGCGATAAAACTGGCAAGATTGATGGCGAAAACTTCGGGATTACTGGATACTGTGACTATTTAGTAAGTGCCGATAGGGTTGATGAATTTTTGGAAGATAGAAGTAAGTTTTTGAGGAGAAAATAAAATGAAGTTAGATAACAAAACTTATGATGTGTTGAAATGGATAGCGATTATCTTTTTGCCTGCGTTGACTACCCTTGTAGGTGGTATTGGCGGCAAATTAGGATACGAGCATATTGATTTGGTTGTGTACTGTATGGCTGCTGTGGATACATTTTTAGGTACGATACTTGGAATAAGTACAATTAACTATAGTAAAGAAAAGTAAAAGTTGAGTAAAGTTGAGTAAAGTTGAGTAATCACTTTTAGTGATGGTATGTACTAAGAAGATTACTGAAGTGATAAAATAAAATTATTGCTTTGGTTTGTAGGAATGTTGAAAGAACAATGTATAGATTGATTAAATCATTTTGTAACTTATTTTTTATTACGCTGAGGGTGGCTTTTTGGTCTACCCTCTTTTTTTTTATGCATAAATTGTTTATCAAATGAAAACGACCTTATCAGAGCGAACATACATGGGTTTTTGATGTGTAGTGGTGTAATTATATGGGTAAATGGTAAAAAGTTTGTAATCAATGTGATAAGCGTTATAGAATGAATTTGTGTAATTTTTGTAATAAATTGAAATTATTTTGAAGATTTTTGTAAAAAAAGGTTGATAATGTACTTATACAAGTGTATAATATAATTGTAAAGTAAAGGAGGTTAAAAAAATAAAATATGAGTCAGAGAAAGGAGAAAAACATGTGCGGAATGACAAACGAACAATTTAACGCAGTATTAAAACTAATAATACAAATTTTAAAAGATGATAACGTGTCTGAAAAAACAATAAAAAAGATTGAAAATTTATTAAAATAAAAATTCAATCTTTTATAAACCCAAGTTACAAGGTGATAGCTTGTAACAGCTTTTAAAGGAAGGGAGCCTACTCCTCCCTCCTTTTTAAAAATTATATAATAAAGGGAGTTAAATAGCAAGTGGATAAAAAAGAGTATAAGACATCAGAAGCAAGACGAAGAGCTAACGCGAAGTGGGACAAAGCAAATAAAGATAAATTTAAAAGATTTAACGTTGTGTTTAATGTAGAAGAGGACAAAAAGATAATTGATTTTTTATATAGTCAAGAAAATAAGAATCAATTTATCAAAAATTTATTAGAAAAAGAATTAAAAAAAAGCTAAAAAAGTATTGACAATGTACTTATACAAGTGTATAATATAAGTGTAATCAAGAGATAGAGATTACAATACAAAAAAAAAGAAAGAGGTTAGATTTATGTTTAAGATTGAAAGAAAAGAAGGAAAATTAGAGATTACGACACCTTATAGCTCAAGTTTTGTAACAGCTATAAAAAAACTAGGTGGAAAATGGAACAAAGACAAAAAGGTTTGGGTAGTAGACGAAGAATTTGAAAATAAGGTTAATGATTTAATTATAAGAATTTATAATTACGACATAACAGGCACAGAAAAAGTAATAACTGTTCAATATAATGCGAAAGATTTTTATGACGGAGATGATATAATAATTGGCAATAGAATAGCAGTTTACAGACCATCAAGGGATCAGGAAGTTATATTAAAGGATACTATAATTATTGAAAACGACTTTCCATCACGCGGTGGAAGTGCTCAATATCCAACAGTTTTTGAATACAATGCAGAATACGATGTGATTTTAAGAACAGATCTATATGAAAGATACTACAACAAATTAACAGATGAAGAAAAAGAAAAAGTCGAAATAATAGAAAAAGAAAGCGAACGTGATGTTTTGCTAAGAGAAAAAGAAAAACTAGAAAAAAGATTAGAAGAAATTAACAAACTTTTAGAAGAAAAATAAAAGAGCAGGCATAACACCTGCTCTCCCAAATATTCCAATTTGGTTAGATTTTAATGTTTAAGTAAATAAAATTACTTAAGATATAATTACAAATAACTTTACATTCCAATTTGGTTAGATTTTAAAAAAAATGTGTAAATTAGATAGTAATTGATAGGTTACTAATATATTTACATTCCAATTTGGTTAAATTGTAATTACAATTTAATTATAACTCAATAAACAAAAAAGTCAATAGCCGCAACTTAGGCAACAAAAGGGCAACACTACACCTTGAAATCGTTTTGTGATGATTATGCCGCTTGTAGATGTACTCTTAATAACTCGTATACTAAACCTAATGGTTCGCCAAATACAGCGTTATACGAACTCTCATCTACATCTCGAAGTTCAACGTAAACTTCGTGATCGTCACGATATTCGATGCGCTCAAATAATGAATGGATTATAGTCTTCAATTGATGAGGACTGTAGTCCATTTTTTGTTTTTGTGCTAAGATTTGAGCTTTTATATCTTCTAGTTGTACGTTAGTCGATGCTTGTTTTTCTGCAAGTTGTGATTTATAGATTTCCAGGTCTTTTTCTGATGTGTTTAGTTTATTAACTAATGTATCTGATAGCACTCCTTGTGCTATTGCATTCGTTATATTTGATATTTCTTTTTCCAGTTGATTTACTTTTTGTACAAGTGCTTTTACTTCGTCCACATTGACTTTATTAAGAAGTGTTTCATATTTTGATTTTACAAGCTTATCTATGTTTTCTTCATTGATTAGCACTTGCTTTAGCATTTCTATTATTGCTTCTTCAATTTGTTCTTTAGGTATTGTGAATCCACAATTTTTGCACTTATAGTAGTAATATTTTCTTCCAGTTTTACTTTTACCGGACACTCCTACCATTTTGTCATTGTAGTGATACAGTATTCCGGTTAGCAAGTAAGGACTGTCGGCTTTTTTAGAAGATTTGAATTCTTTATCTTGTAATAATTGTTGTGCAAGTTTGAATTGTTCTTCTGTAATTATGTTTGGAACTCCATGTTCTTTTTTTATTGTTTCTTTTTTCATGTTAAATGTGTATACTCCTTTATACAAATCATTTCTTAATATTTTACTTAGAGATGTTCTTGTGAAATTCTTTCCTAGTTTAGTTTTGCATCCATTTTCATTTAATGTATCTATTATTTGTCTTTGAGAGCTTCCATTTGTGAACATATCAAATATTAGCCTGATGGTTTTTGCTTCCATATCGTTGATTACATATTTTTTATCTACTATGTCATATCCTAGAGGTATTCTGCCACCATTAAACCAACAGTGGTATGCGTTCTCTTTCATTCCTTTGATTACTTCACGGGATAAGTTTGCAGAGTAGTATTCAGCCATGCCCTCTAATAGAGATTCCATTATGATCGACTCTGGGCTGTCTGTGAGGTTTTCTACTACGGAGAGTAGTTTTGTACCATTTAGTTTTAATTTACGCTTATATACGGCGCTGTCATATCTGTCACGACTAAAGCGATCCAATTTATGGACTATTACATAGTCGATATCTCCGACATCGGTTCTTTTAATCATTTTCTTGAACTGTGGTCTGTCATCAGACCTACCACTAAGTGCGTGATCGCAAAATGTGTCTATTATTTGAATGTCTTGTTCTGTTGAGAATTTCCTTATAGCTCTAAGTTGTGCATCGATTGATTCATCTCTTTGATTAGTACTTGAAAATCGTGCATAAGCTATTGCGGTTTTCATTATTTCACCTTCTTTTTAGATCTATACGTTACTCTAAATTTAGCCCTATATTTATTTTCAGAGTAGTCATTTTCACTTATAACGATATAAGGATTTTCTAAATTCTTCAGTAGTAAATATTCATCACGATCCTCTTGATAAAAATATCCGATTTTTACGTTGTAAGCATAAATCGCTACTGCCCTGGGATCATATTTATTATTTGGTTCTTTTTTCACTTCTATATATTCTGAGTCGATAGTGTTGTTTCTTTTTCCTCCAGATTTTTTAAAAGCATATTCTATTTCCAAAGGGCACAAATTAACAAATAAATTTGCTTCCCATAACTCTTTTTTATTTCCTACTATATCTGATAATATTCCCATAATATCCTCCTATATATAATTAATTTCATTAGTATTTAAGATCATTTATCTATATCCATAATAAGTTCTGCTAAATTCTGACATATACTTTTCTGGATGAATTATAGCTAATGATGGAAGGTAAAATTCTTCATCATCATCCATCTTAGTTTTATCTAAATACCACGTTAGGTTGTGTAATACAATGCGCATAGCTTCTTCGCTAACAATAAAATCGCTACTTAATCTCTCGATTATTTCGTCGGTAATATTCGTATAGTACCTGTAACTTTCCAGAGTTTTTAAAACGATAAAAGGTGGGCACAACAATAGGCTTGCAAATGTGTTAGCTTCAGTTTCACGAACATTATCGGGTATGTTATCCAATTCTAATTTATGATTTAACGCAATGTGCCCTAATTCGTGAGCCAATGTAAATCTCTTTCTAGTTATATACTGATCCTTATTTATGAATATAATATTTTTATTATCGTCCCCATACGTGAATCCATCTTTTGAGTATTCATAAAAATCTAATTTTGTTACATCATAGTGCATTATTTCTATTTGTAAAACATCTTTAATTACTTGTTCTATGTCCAGACTTGGATCATAAACATTAATACCGTTATTTCTTACAAAATTCACAAAAGTTTCAAAAACATAGTCGTATCTTGCCTTCATTAATTCTCCTCATTTTTATCTATCATCAGGTCGATCATTTTTAGTATTGCATCCATTTGTTCTTCATTTAAGTCTTCAGCCTTTCTGGCTATTAGCTTTTGATTGTTGGATTGGATGTATTGCTTTCTAAAATATGGATAGTAATTTTCAACAAATGTATATATGTTGTAGTAATCGTAACTTCCATTTAACTTTCTAATAGCTATTTCAAAATTTTTATCCATATCTATTTCATAGCTATATCCCCAACTATCTAATTCTTCAAGTATTTCTGGGAGCTGTTCGAGTGGATCAAAATTTTCTATTAACATCTCGATTGGAATTTCTAATGCGTTACATAGTTTTAGAACATTTTCAACATTACTTTTTAATATATTCCCATTGAGCATATCTCTTAGAGTAGTATATTTTATCCCAGCAGCTTCGGAACATGCTTTTAGATTTCCATATTTTTGCTTAATCTTTTCCTTAATTATTCTGATAGTATCTTCGTCCATGTCACACCTCCGTTTTATTTATTATATACGATATAACGTTATATTTCAATTAAAAATATTTTAAAATCGTAAAAAAATATAAAAAATTACGGTAAAGCGTATTGTATATTATGATTAAGTACGCTATAATGTATTTATCAAGAAAAACATACGACATATCGTATAAGTTAATCGGAGGTGTACTATGTACAAAAACTTAGCTCATGAAATGAAGCAAAGAAAAGTATCACAATTGATGTTATCAAATCTATTAGACGTAAGACCTGCTACGGTTTCAGACAAAATAAATGGAAATAGTAAATTTTATTTTGATGAGGCTTTGAGGGTCAAGAAAGTATTTTTTGATAACTTGGACATTGAGTACTTATTTAAAACAGATGAATGTGAAGAAGAGTTGTTCAGTCCTGAATACTATAAATAGCCAAGGAGATAACAATGCTAGAAGTAGGTAGTAAATTTGAATTTAGTGGTTTTAAGATTACTGTTGTAAGAAGCGATAAGCCACAAAAAGCAAATATTGAAAGAGTTGCAGATATTATGGCAAAGGATCTATATGAAGGAGTGTTAAAAGGTAAGTATGGAAAGAAGAAAATCTGATTTCAACGATAAAGTTTGGAATGATATTAAAAGAGAAAATAAAAAGGTTGATGCAGACGTTAATAAGAAATCAAAACAATGCTTAATTAAAAAGGACAAGTCTGATGAATATATTTTGACAATTATGTTTGTTTTGAAGATTGTTTGCAGGGTTCTAACAACTTTCATTCTGTGGAATTTGTTAGTTATTACAGGAAGGATGCTTTAGATGAAAATATTTAGTGTTAATGCACAAATAGTCGCTACTGAAGATTGTATGGATAAGTTTTACGATAACAATCCAGAGAATGTGATTAATGAGATTAAGAGAATTATTTGGAAGATGTACGATACAAGAAATGAAGGAATGGTTATAAACAGATTAAAGGTTGAACTAGATGAAGTATAGACAGATTGGAGAGTTGGGGAAATGACAGCAATTGAGTGCGAAAGAATCTGCAAATGTTCTATTTGTGACGGGATCATTTATGTTAGAAATCCATGCCATGTAATTACACATAATGACGCAAGCAGTTCTTATGTGCATGAGGATTGCTGGAAAGGATTAAAAAAAGAAATAAACGCTCAATCCTGCAAAGATAATGAGCGCTTATATAATAAACTTCAATTAGATTATAACACAAAGGAGGATTTTATGGAGTTAAAAATTGTATTTGATGATAAGACACTTGATGTGTTAACAAAGTTAGCTGATAGACTAGGCTGTAATTGTGTGGATAAGTCTGAGATTGTACCGAAAGCCACTGATGTTCGTGTTGAAGAAAGTTCAACGGAGAAAAAAGAAGAAAAGAAAGAAACTGCTGTTCCAGTAAGTGAAGTTGCGTATAGTTTTGAACAGTTACAAGCTTGTGCTGGAAAACTCGTTCAAGAGGGTAAGAGAGAAGAGCTATTCAAGATTATTCAAGATATGGGTATAGTTTCTCTCCCTCAATTACAAGAAAACCAATATAATGATTTCGCTTTGAAACTTAGAGAAATTGGCGGTGTGTTGTAGTGCCTGATATTCACGCAAAATTAAGTGCAAGTGGTGCGCACAGATGGATAAATTGTCCTGGTAGCGTGAGACTCGAAGAAGACTTTCCAGACACTACATCAAGCTATGCAAGAGAAGGAACTTTGGCTCATGCTCTTGCTGAGGCTAAGCTTAAAAAGTATTTTACAAAGGGATATGGAAAGAAGGCTTATGACAAGGAAGTTGAGCCTATCAAATCTGATGAGCTTTATGACAAGTCTATGGACAGTTATACGGATGTATATTTTGATGAGATAAAAACTAGGGCATTATCATACAAGGAAAGCCCTTTTGTAGCAATAGAGGAAAGGGTCGATTTTTCAAATTGGGTTCCCGAAGGTTTTGGGACTTGTGACTGTCTTATGATTTACGGAGATACTATGTCTGTAATTGATTTGAAGTACGGAAAAGGTGTTGAAGTAGATCCAGAAAACAATCCTCAACTAATGTTGTACGCCTTAGGAGCTTACGCTGGGTATGGATTTTTGTACAATATTAAAAAGGTTACTTTGTGTATCGTACAGCCACGAATAGATAATATTAAGTCATGGGATATATCGGCTGAGGACTTACTTGCATTCGGAGAAAGAATAAAACCAATTGCAAAAGATGCTTACAATGGATCAGATAAGTTGTGTCAAGGTGAGCATTGTAGATTTTGTAAGGCAAAAAGCAGATGCCCTGAAAGAGCTAAGGAGATGTTCAAGTCAGTTGTAGAAATACAGCCACTACTTGATAAGAAGATAGAAGGCTTGTTATCAAATGATGATATATCACACTTCTTAAAAGAAAGTACAGGGGTCATCGATTGGATAAAGGACTTGGAAGATGAAGCCCTAAAAGCAATCCTTGCTGGAGAAGAGATTGACGGATACAAGGCTGTTGAAGGCAGAAGTATTAGGAAGTTTAGTGATGAGTCAAAAGCCTTATCTACGTTGATTGAGTGTGGATACGATGAGTCAGTTTTGTATGAAAGAAAGGCTCTTTCATTATCAAAGTTAGAAAAATTAGTAGGTAAGAAGGAATTTAACGAATTACTACAAGATGAAATTATTAAACCAAAAGGAAAGCCTACATTGGTTACAGTAGACGATAAGAGAGACAACTATGTAGTAAATGATGCAGAAAATATGTTTGAAAAATTAAATTAAAAGGAGATATAAATTATGAGTCAAAAATTAACAACTAGCAAAGTAAGATTAAGTTATGTAAATGTATTTAAGCCAAAGGAAACAAAACAAGGTGATCTAAAATATTCAGTTACTTGTCTTTTACCTAAGTCAGATGTTAAAGGTTATAAGATGTTAATGGATACAATTAATGCTGAATTTGAAGCAGAAAAGAATGGAAAACTTAAAGGTATAGCAAGTCCTAAAAATCCAGTTCACGATGGTGACGGAGTAAGTCCAACTGGAAAAGCATATGGAGATGAGTGTAAAGGTCACTGGGTATTTACAGCAAGCGCATCAAGTGACTACCCACCTACTATTGTTGATAGAACTGTACAACCAATTATCAATCCAACAGAATTATACAGTGGTTGTTATGGCCGTGTAGCTTTGAGTATATACGCGTATAACACTGGATCAACTGGAATTGGATTTGGATTAAATGGAATTCAAAAAGTAGAAGACGGAGAAGCTCTTGGCCACAGCTTTAATGCTGAAGATGCTTTCTCAGCAGTTGCAGATAATTCAGATACTCCGTTTGGAAACAGCGATATAGATCCTCTTACAGGACTTCCACGCTAGGATATTGAGAGGGATTTATCCCTCTCTTTTTTATCATAGAGGAGGTATTATGAGAGATTTAAGTATAGATATTGAGACGTACTGCGATGTAGATATTAAGAAGTGTGGGCTATACAGATACGTTAGAGATGATAGTTTTGAAGTTTTATTGTTTGCGTATTCTGTAGACTTCAAAGAAGTACAGATTGTGGATTTGAAAAGTGGAGAAGAAGTACCAAAAGAAATCATTGAAGCAATGAGTGATGGTAATGTTAATAAACACGCGTACAATGCGGCGTTTGAATACAATGCACTACAGGCTTACGGATTTGACGTCGGGGATAGGTTTGCTTGGAAGTGTTCGATGTTTCATGCAATGTATCTAGGATATCCCGCTGGTCTTGCAAATACTGGTGCTGCTTTGAACTTATCTGAAGATAAAAGCAAATCAAATACAGGTAAGGCTTTGATTAGGTATTTTTCCGTGCCTTGTAGGCCAACAAAATCGAATAATGGGAGAAGAAGAAACCTACCAGAACACGATCCGGATAAGTGGGATTTGTTCAAAGATTACTGTAAGCAGGACGTTGTTGCAGAAACGGAGATCTATAAAAGGCTTGCTATGTTTCCACTACCAAGTGAAGAACAGCGAATTTGGGTACTTTCAGACGAAATGAATGCTCGTGGAATTGGCGTTGATATGGATCTAGTAGATGGAGCGTTGGAAATCAATGATAAGTTAACTGAAGAGCAGGAAGAAAGGGCAAGAATTATTTCTGATGTTCAAAATCCAAACTCAACTAGTCAGATACTAGAATGGATTCAAAAGTTCATGCCTGATGTAGATAATGTAAGAAAAGCTACGGTTTCTGATTTGTTAAGCAGAGATGACCTGCATCCAGATGTCAGAGAATTTTTAGAAATAAGACAAGAATTATCGAAGACAAGTGTAAAAAAGTATGATGCGATTAAGTCGTGCGTATGTGATGATGATAGAGTTCGTGGACTGTTACAAGTCTATGGGGCTAATCGTACGGGTAGATGGGCTGGAAGGCTTGTTCAAGTTCAAAATCTTCCAAGAAATTACCTGGTAAATTTACGACTTGCAAGAGACTTGACCAAAAATAGGGATAAAAGGGCTCTTGAAGAGTTGTTTGGAAATGCTACGGATACTATTAGCCAGTTGATTAGAACTGCATTTGTGCCACAAAACGACAAGAAGTATGTAGTAAGTGACTACTCAGCTATTGAGGCTAGAGTTATCGCATGGCTTGCTGGAGAAGAGTGGGTAAACGAAGTATTTAGAACCCACGGCAAGATTTATGAGGCTACAGCTAGTCAGATGTTTAATGTTCCGATTGAGAAGATAAAAAAAGGAAATCCTGAGTATGCGCTAAGACAAAAAGGCAAGGTTGCAACTCTCGCACTTGGATATCAAGGTGGCGAAAATGCTCTTATTGCTATGGGCGCAGACAGAATGGGATTATCTCCTGAGGAATTAACAGAAATAAAGGATAAGTGGAGAGCAGCAAACAAGAATATAGTTAATTTGTGGTATGCGGTTGACAATGCTTGTATCGATGCTATTAGAACGGGCATTACTCAATATGTGAATAACAAATTGATTATAAATTATGAAGCTGAAGGAGTTTATGGCCAATCATTTTTAACTATAAGGCTACCTTCGGGAAGAAAGCTATTCTATCCTAATCCAGAATTAAAAGACAATCAGTTTGACCGTCAGAGTGTTCACTTTGGAGGTATCGGCTTAAATAAAAAGCTAAAATCAGAGTCCACTTACGGTGGCAAATTAACGGAAAATATCGTTCAAGCTATTGCAAGGGACTGTTTGGCGCTTTTACTTGTGAGATTAGACAAGAAATACCACGATAATCCTGTGGTTATGCACATCCACGATGAGGTTGTACTTGAATGCGACAAGAGTATTACCGTTGATGAGATTAATGCTGTTATGAGTGAGCCCATTGACTGGGCTGAGGGACTTGTTCTGAAAGGTGCAGGATTTGAAAATGACTTTTATATGAAGGATTAGATGCGTATGATTAACGATAAAAAAATAGTAATTTCCACGGGCGCAAGTAGAAAATCCACAAACTGGCAAAGACTAGAATTGAATTATTCTGAATTTGTAGAGAAACTAAGAAAGCCGATAAGGTCAACGGAGTCCTTGGATGAATTCTTAAAGATGAAAAAGAGAGACCAGGACAAGCTGAAAGATGTCGGTGGTTTTGTCGGTGGCGCTTTAAAGGGGTCAAGACGTAAGGCTTTTAATGTTGAAAGTCGTGATTTAATAACTCTTGATTTCGATAATATTCTAAGTGGAGAAACTAAAAATGTAATTAAAAAGGTAATGAGTCTTGGCTGTGGATATGTAATATATAGCACTAGAAAGCACTCTGAATACAAGCCTAGATTGAGAATTATCATTCCTAGTGATAGAAGTATGTCACCTGATGAATACGAGCCTGTAGCACGTCGTGTGGCGTTAATGATTGGCATTCAGATGGCAGACCCGACTACGTTTGAAGCGAGTAGGCTTATGTATTGGCCAAGCTGTTCGAGAGATAGCCAATACGTCTTTAAATATGAGGACAAGCCTTTTTTATCAGTTGACGGAATATTAAAAACTTACTCTGATTGGAAGGATGTATCAAGTTGGCCACAAGTTCCAGGAGAGGACACAAAACATAAAACTCTTTTAACTAGACAACAAGACCCAACAACAAAAGCAGGCCTTGTAGGAGCTTTCTGTAAGACCTATGACATATATTCTGCGATAGATAAGTTTATTCCAGAGGCTTATGATGCAGAAGATGATGGTAGGTTCACATATCACAATGGTTCAACTGTTGGCGGTGCTGTTGTGTATCAAGAAGGCTTGTTCTTATACTCACACCATGCTACAGATCCTTGCAGTAATAAGTTGGTAAATGCTTGGGACTTGGTAAGGTTGCACAAGTTTTCCGATTTAGATGAAGAAGCGGACGAGGATACTCCCGTTGTTCGTCTTCCGTCTTATACAGCCATGAAGACTTTGGCCAAAGAAGATGATTCAGTTATGGGGCTACTTTCAAAAGAAAAACAAGATAGTGCGAGTGATTTTTTTGAGAGTATAGGTCAGGCTGAAAAGCAAGATGATGTTAGCGAAGATGATAATAGTTGGTATGAGCTACTGGAAACAGACAAGAACGGAAACAATACTAAGACTATAGCAAATGTTGTTGCAATTCTTACTCACGATCCAAATTTTAAAGGCAAGATTTTTATAGATGAATTTGCGAACCGTGGTATGGTTAGTCTCCCTCTTCCTTGGGACAATGGCGAAGGGGATAGAATGTGGAGCGATACGGACGATGCACAACTTGCTTTGAGGCTTGAAAAAGAGTTTGGGATTACTGGTAAAGACAGGATAGAAAATGGATTAAAGGTTGTTGGATTTAACAATCGCAAAAACGGTGTTAAAGATAGAATATTGTCCTATAAATGGGACGGAATTAAAAGGATTCCTACACTATTAAGTGATTATCTAGGTGCGGAAGAAAGTGAGTATACGGCTGATGTAATGAAAAAAGCACTCACGGCAGCAGTTGCAAGGGCATTCGATGATAAAGGTGTTAAATTCGATTATATGGTTGTGTTTTCAGGAAAACAAGGAATCGGTAAAAGTACTTTTTTATCTAAGTTAGGTATGGAGTGGTTTTCTGATAGCTTGTATTCATTTGAAGGTAAGGAAGCGGCAGAGCTTATTCAAGGGACACTTATTAATGAGGTTGGTGAGCTTTCGGCGATGAATAAGAGTGAGACGGAGACTGTTAAGCAGTTTTTAAGTAAGACACACGATATCTATCGTGAGGCTTACGGAAGAAGGACTAACAGATATCCTAGAAGGTGCGTGTTCTTTGGTTCTACTAACTCAGATGAGTTTTTAAGAGATGTAACAGGTAATAGACGTTTTTGGCCAGTAAAGGTCGGAGAGTATCCAATAAAAAAGGACATATTCAAAGATTTGGATTGTGAGATAGGTCAAATTTGGGCTGAAGCATACTTCTATTATGTTATGGGAGAGCCGTTGTATTTGTCGGGTGAAAGCGAAATTCAAGCAAATGCACTTCAAGAAGATTTCAGAGAAAAGGATCCACGTGAAGGTGTTATCCTTGAATTTCTTGAAAAGAAAATTCCTGAAAACTGGTATGAGCTTCCACCACAAAATCAAAAAGCGTTTTTCAACAATACGTTTGATGTTGGAGATGTTAAACTTGTGGAAAGAGATAAGGTGTGTGTTGCAGAGATTTGGCAAATCTGTTTTCAAAGCGATATCAAGTGGATGAAAAGACGTGACTCAAATGAAATCACAAATATATTAAATGGAATCCAGGGTTGGGTTAGAAATAAAAACGTCAGAAGATATGGTAAGTACGGAGTGCAAAAAGGGTTTGAAAGGTCAAAAATTATTAATATTAATGAAATAAAATCCGTTAAAAAATAAAAATGGGGCGTAAACCAGCATTTCAAAACGTAAACCAGCATAAAATATTGGTTTACGGGGGTGTAAACCAATAAAAAAAATATTATTTACACCTGTAAGGCAGTAAATTCAACGGTTTGAGATACCATGTAAACCAATATTTACTATTTACTATATAGAGGTATAAAAAAAGGATATTAAAGAATATATAGCGTATTTATGGTTCTTTAATTCCTTTGTACGATACCTACATATACGCGTATAGGATTGGTTTACATAGAAAAGAGGAAGACATGAGAGAGCGAGAAATAGAAAAAATATTCAGAAAAAATATTCAAGACTTGAATGGCATTTGTTATAAGTTCGTGAGTCCTGGAAACTCAGGTGTGCCAGATAGAATTGTAATATTAGAAAATGGAGAGGTGATTTTCGTGGAGCTAAAAACTGAAAAAGGTGTGTTGTCTGCTTTGCAAAAATCACAAATTAGAAAGCTTAAAAATCATAATCAGAGAGTGTGTGTTGCGTATGGATTGAATGGGATACAAAATCTGATTGATAAAATTAAGAGATCAAGACTAGATTTGATAAAGGATGAGGAAAGATAATGGGAGATTTGATATTACACGATTATCAAAAGTACTGTGTGGATAAGATTGTGGATAACAATAATATCGGATTGTTCCTGGATATGGGACTAGGTAAAACTCTTATAACTTTAACAGCTATTAAGGATCTTATTTATAATAGATTTCAAGTTGGTAAAGTCCTTGTAATTGCACCTAAAAAAGTAGCAGAAGCTACTTGGCAAAACGAGATTGAAAAATGGGACGAATTACAAAACTTAAGAGTGTCTACTGTATTGGGAAATGTAAATCAAAGAGTTAAGGCGCTGAACACTCCGTCCGATATTTACATTATCAATCGCGATAATGTTGTGTGGCTGGTAGATTATTACAGGAATAATTGGCCATTTGATTTTGTTGTGTGTGATGAGTTTTCAAGTTTTAAAAACCACGAATCAAAAAGATTCAAGGCACTTGCAAGTATCAAACCTCACATAAAAAGATTAGTGGGCCTTACCGGAACACCAAGCCCAAACGGAATGCTTGATTTGTGGGCGCAAGTGTATTTATTGGATAGCGGTACTAGACTTGGTAGGAGCTTTTATGGTTTCAGAAATACATTCTTTGAAGGAGACTATATGGGATATTCTTATGATTTGCGAGAAAATTCAGAAAGTGAAATCACAAAGAGAATATCGGATATCTGCATATCAATGAAAGCGGATGACTACCTGGAACTGCCTGAATGCAGCGAAAATATAATTCCTGTGGTTCTTGATAGTAAATCCAAGAAAGCCTATGAGACTATGGAGAGAGATGCGATCTTAGAAATTGAAAATGCAGATGATATTGATGCAACTAGTGCTGCCGCACTTTCTAATAAATTATTGCAGTTGGCCAACGGAGCAGTTTATGACGAAGACCACAATTATCATGTTATTCATGATTGTAAAATACAGGCGTTCCTGGAAGTGCTTGAACAATTGAATGGGAAATCGGCGTTGGTGTTTTATAACTACAAACACGATTTGGAGAGAATCCAAAAAGCCTTGACAAAAGCAAAAATCAATTATAGGAAATTGGAAACACCACAAGACCAAAAAGATTGGAACAGTGGGAAAATCAACGTGCTATTAACACATCCTGCATCAAGTGCTTACGGACTGAATTTACAACAGGGCGGAAACCATGTCATATGGTTTGGGCTTAACTGGAATTACGAACTGTACACACAAGCAAATAAGAGACTACACAGACAAGGACAAAAAGAAAAAGTTATTATACACCATCTAGTCACGCAAGGAACTAGAGACGAAGATGTGATGGAAGCATTGAAACGAAAAGAGAATGTACAAAATTATGTATTAGAGAGTTTGAAAGCAAGAATTAGAAAAGTAAAAGGAGAAGTTAAATGAGCAAAAATTTAAATGGAAACGGGCTAACATTGAATTCAGAACTAGAACTTAAAACTAGAAAAGTACTTGATGAGGAAATCACAACTTTGAAAACTGAGTTTTGGGACTGTTGTGCATTAGAGGTTGAGGTCGGAACTAATGGATTTCATGGGGGAGATTCTGGCCATGGAGGAAGAGTCTTCTTAGGACTGAAAAATTTAGCAGGTACAGGAATGTTACTTAATGGTGAAGATGTTGAGAAAATGGAAATGGCTTTTGCTGGTGACGCAGAAATAAGAATCTTTTTAAAAATGATAGATTATGTAAAAGACGCATTAGAACTTCAGTTACAAATTTTAGAAAGGACAAGAAGATGAACAGAGCGCAAAGACGAAAAGCAGGAATAAAGAAAAAGGTTGCAACATATACATTCACACAAGAACAGCTACACGCTGAAATAAATAAAGGAATTGACAAATTTAGAGAAGAAATAAGAGACGATGTTACAGATAAAGCATTGAGAGTTATAGCGTATGTGCCACTTATTGTGCTACACGATAAGTGGGGATTTGGAAAGAAAAGACTTGAAAAATTCTTGTATGAGTTTGCTGAACAAATAGATTGTCTTGAAAATAAGTATGTTGGTTTTGATGATATGATTGCAGCGATTAAAGAAGAAACTGGATTAAATGTAGACGACTATATTAAGTTTTGAGGTGATAGGAATTGGATAGACAAACTTTAAATCAGTACAATTCTTTAAAAAAAGAGATTAAATACTTAACAGAAAAAATTAAAAGACTTGAGCATAAGAGCATTGTAAAGGATTCTGTAACTGGATCTAGTTGTAAATATCCATATTCTGAAAGAAGTTTTAGTATTTCAGGAATACCTATTATTCCTAGCAGAGAACTAAAAAGGCTTAGAAGTAGGGAATTCGAAGCATATACTTTAAAATGTGAGATTGAGAAGTTTATTGACAATATTGACGATTCACAAGTTAGGATGATATTCGAAATGAGATACTTCGATTGTAAGAGTTGGGGATATATTAGTATGCAACTTGGGAGTTGTCATGAAAGTTATTCAAGAAAGATTCATGATAAGTACTTAACTAAAAAATTGGGCGATTAGGGCGATTTTGCCGTGCTACAATAGTATTGGTGAAAGAAGATTCAAATATAACTACAATTGTTAATTTCACCTCCTTTCTATAAATTAATAACCATGAAGTCGATACGTTGTATCGGCTTTTTTGGTGCAAAAGGAGTTGATTTTATGAATACCCGCCCCGATAGAAAAGGCCCCCATAGGGCTAACTTTGAAAGAAATAAACAAAGAATACTGAAGACTCAGAATACATGTGGTATATGTGGTAAGCCTGTTGATAAGAGTTTGAAAGCACCTAATCCCTTGGCGCCCTGTATAGACCACATAATAC